AGTGAGATAATGAAAGAAATACAAGATCCTGGTTCAGAAGAACATGATACCAAAGCCGTAAGAAGAATATCCAAAATTACAAGTAAAATTAGAGAGAGTGAAAGGCAAACAGACGCTGCTTTAAAGTATGCTGAGAGCCTTAAAAAAGAAATAATTAGCTATCAGGGACTAGCCGCACTTGGACCTGGAGTATGGAAAAGAGATTTAACAGAAGGGTTTAATAAACAAAATTTTGTTAATGCATCAAAAATTATTGATATGTTTGAAGAAAAAGACTGGGAAGACAATTCTAAGTTTAAAGCAAAAGAAAAACATGATTTGTTTGACTTTATCAAGACAGCACAAAAAGCTGAAAAGTTTAGAATGGATGATACCAATTGGTCACAAGAATCTAAAAAAGAAAATAAAAGGTGTATAGAAAAGCACATGCAAGAAGGTTTAGGTCTACTGCCTTTTGAAAAAATACTTTTTCAAACTCGTGGTTTTCAAAAACGATTTGGCAATACTGACGATAGATATATAGCGTTTCATTTATTTGAGTATAGGGAAAAAAACATAGAGAAAAACACTGTAACATATGATCATAGGGCCTTATTTGTAAAGGACGGTGTAATAGTCGCTAAAAAACAGTATCTACTAAAAACCAGTATCATAGTGCCTTTAGATTTTAAAAGAAATTGGACCAGTCACGGTAAACATTTTATATGGGCTTCTAATGTAGCTCGCCCCATATCAACCCGTGGGGACAATTTTCACAGTGCTTTTATACAATTAAACAGTCACACAGATAAGAACGCAAGTATCCGTGACATAGTTCCGAAGAATGAAAAACCATCAACCTCGTTTAAAATTAAAAGTGAAGAGACCAGTGAAGACGAGTTTGTTCCTGTATGGAAAAGTAAAACTGTTTACATAAAACCCGATGAATACAGAACAGAAAAAGATACCACTTATACGAGTGATGTTTCTGATGATGAACCACATGAAAAAAGACTTATACCTTACCACTCTGTAAGAGGACACATTCGAAGATTAAGAAAAGGTGATATTACTTCCGTAAGATCTCATTATAGAGGACAAAAAGAATACGGAGCCATACATAAAAATTATGTTTTAGCTGCTCCTAGAATAATGAGGAAAGGTAAAATAATATGACGCCTAACACTCTTCCAAATCTAGTAAAGTATGTAGATAAACCTAATAATTCAATGGCAAGACTTAAGGCAAGGTTCTTTAAAGAGTATTGGGTTAAAGAACATTTAAAAGTTGTCGGAAGAACAAGAGAAGTTTCTGGGTTAAGAATGGCTCAAAAACTAAGATTGTTAGATGAAGAATATTTTAAAGACTATGTCGAAGAATATTTTTTTAAATACGCCTATCATTTTGGTACCAGTAAAAAATTATACGACTTTGCCTCAGAGAGCTGGGTTGACAGAGACTCTGAAGAAGGTTTAGAATTACAAAGATTTCATTATCAAGCAACTTTTAAATCTTTTTATGATGCGAACATTTCTAAATATTACAAAAGAAAATCAATCGTATTTAAAGACAAACGAACAACTTTAAAACAAAGACTAAAAAGAAATAGAGCCACTGCATGAAAACAATTATACTAGGTCCACCAGGCACTGGCAAAACAACAACACTTCTAGACCTAGTTGATGATTTTTTAAGAGCAGGCATAGATATAAAAAAGATAGGATATTTTTCTTTTACACGAAAAGCTGCTTTGGAAGCAACACGTAGAGCAGAAGAAAAATTTATGTTGGAGTCTAAAGAGATACCATACTTTAGGACGTTACACTCACTTGCATTTAGAATGTTAGGTGTAAAAAAAGAAAGAATAATGAAAAGCGCTGACTACAGAGACTTTGGTCAAAGGTGTGGCATACCTATAAAGACAGCGTGGTATAGTGAAGAGGATGGTATATTCGGCTCAGACAATGAATACTTAAGAATTATAAATAGATCTCGGGTGAAGGAAATACCGGTTCTGGAAGAGTATGATAATTATAATCACACCCTGGACATTGAACGGGATCTATTATATCTTTTAGATCAAGAACTTAACAGATATAAAAAAGAAAAAAATTTAGTGGACTACGATGATTTGTTGGAACAATTTATTAAACAAGATGTATCACCGTCTTTTGACGTATTATTTATTGACGAAGCACAGGACCTCTCACCTTTACAATGGCGAATGGTCAGGACTTTATGGTCGAAAGCAAACAAGACCTACATTGCAGGGGACGATGATCAAGCTATATTTAGATGGGCTGGCGCTGACGTTGATACTTTTATTGCACTTAAAGAAGAAGTAGATCACGTGGATACATTAAGTCAATCGTATCGCATACCAGGTGGCCCAATACACAAACTATCACAAGACATTATTAAAAAAGTTACAAACAGATACAGCAAAGACTACATGCCACGACAAGAGCTAGGCGACTTGACACGATACTCTGACGTCACACAGGTTAACATGTCACAAGGAGAGTGGCTCGTGTTGTCATCAGCAAATCACTTTTTAGATGACATCAAAGATCTATGTGAGCTGCAGGGTTGGTATTATTCACACAAGGGTAAAAATTCTGTAAAGTTAGATTTACTATTGGCAATACAAACTTGGGAGAAGTGGAGAAAGTTTGATCACGCACTACCTGTTCCATCAATCAAAAATATTTATTCATACCTGGGCGATAATGTGACCAAAGGTTATCAAAGAGGTAAAACTATGGACGAGAAAGAGGATGGTTATTTTCTTGAAGAGTGCATCGAGAACCACGGATTACAAACAAAAGATGTTTGGTACAAAGCCTTTGCAGGTTTGGATACAGAAACAGAGAATTATATACGAAATATGTTAGCCAATAAAGAAAAGGTTTCACAAACACCAAGAATAACATTGTCAACAATACATGGTGCAAAGGGAGGTGAGGCAGATAATGTCTTGTTGTTACCAGACATTACAAAAGCTGCCGTTGAGAAGGACGATCGCGATCCAGACGAACTACATCGTTTGTTTTATGTTGCGGTCACACGTGCAAAAAAATCTCTACACATACTGGAGCCAAAAAATTATGACAGAGCCTATATCATTTGATTCTAATACCAAGGGTGCAACATCGGAATCAATCGCTACGACTTATTTTTTAAAAAAAGGACTACATGTATTTACAAATGTCAGCAGGTCTGGGCCTGTTGACATAATTACATTTAGTTCCATAACAGGAGAAATAAAACTTTGGGAAGTTAAAACAGAAAACTACAGACTGAGTGGTCCCAAAAAAGGTTCACGCATTGGCAGAACTAGACGCAACACAAAGTTTACAGATATTATTAACATGATCTACGTAGATCTTAAAACACAACAAGTGAGAGAAGGAGTTCGACATGACAAATCCATACGATGACCAGATAGGAGGCGACCACTATCAAAAGTACGACATCCAGCCCAGTGAATTCATCAATAAAAACAAGTTGTTATTTGCTGAAGGTTCAGCTATAAAGTATATTGTGAGACATCAAGACAAAGGCGGTAGAGAAAGCCTCGAGAAGGCAAAACATTTTATCGATATGATCATTGAAAGAGATTACAGTTGAGAACGTTACAACAACCACTGTTCACACCAGAGACAGAGTGGGTTCCACCGGATAGACTACCAGATTTATCCAGTCACAAAGAAATAGCCATTGACTTAGAAACAAGAGATCCAAATCTTATGACGATGGGATCAGGTGCAGTGCGCCAAGAAGGTGAAGTGGTTGGCATAGCCATTGCTGTTGAAGGATGGTCAGGTTATTTTCCTATCGCGCACGAAGGCGGGGGGAACATGGACCGAGGATTAGTGTTGGACTGGTTCGAAGAAGTTTTACACACGACAGCTACAAAAATATTTCACAACGCCATGTACGATGTATCGTGGATACGGTCAATGGGTTTTCATATCAATGGTGGTATTGTTGATACCATGGTTGCAGCATCTTTGTGTAACGAAAACAGGTTTAGCTACACACTTGATTCAGTTGCAAAAGAATATGTTGGCGTCGGTAAAAACGAAAAACTTTTACAAGAAGCAGCTAAGGACTGGGGCATAAACCCAAAAGCAGATATGTGGCGATTGCCGGCACCGTTTGTCGGTGAGTATGCAGAGAAGGACGCAGAGATCACACTGAAGTTATGGGGCGCAATGCAACACGAAATATCAAAACAAGATCTGTGGGACGTATTTAATTTAGAAACTAATCTGTTTCCATGCCTGGTTGATATGAGATTCAAAGGTGTACGCGTTGACGTTGAAAAAGCTGCAGCACTCAAGACACAACTGACAGTGACAGAAGGTGGATTGTTACGTGACATAAAAAAGATTGCAGGGTTTGACGTAGAGATCTGGGCGGCAGCATCGATTGCTAAAGCATTTGATAAACTAAAGATGCCGTATGATCGAACAGAAAAAGGTGCACCAAGCTTTACAAAAAACTTTTTGGCCACACATCCAGCTGAGCTGCCGAAACTTATTAACGAAGCACGAGAGATTAACAAAGCCAACACAACATTTATCGATACAATATTGAAGCACGAATACAAAGGCCGGATACACGCTGACATCAATCAGATAAGATCCGATGACGGCGGTACAGTGACCGGGCGATTCAGTTACAGTAACCCGAACCTGCAGCAGATACCAGCACGGCACAAGGAGCTCGGACCGATGATTAGGGGTTTGTTTATACCAGAAGAAGGACACACCTGGGGCTGCTTTGACTACAGCCAGCAGGAGCCAAGAATATTAGTGCACTATGCATCACTCATGAAGCTAGAGGGCACAGGATCTATTGTCGATGCCTATAATGATGGCAGCGCAGACTTTCACCAGATGATCGCTGACATGGCCGGCATTGAGCGTAAACAAGCCAAGACAATTAATCTTGGTATTATGTATGGCATGGGCAAGAACAAGCTCATGGCTGAGCTGGGACTACTTAAAGATGCTGCAGAAAAACTACTCAAGACATATCACCAGAAAGCGCCTTTTGTGAAAATGTTATCAGAAGCTGTATCACGCAGAGCCGATGATAGCGGCAAGATACGCACGATTGGTGGCAGGTTGTGCCACTTCGATATGTGGGAGCCCCATGGTTTCGGTATTAAGAAACCACTGAAGCATGCAGACGCACTCAGGGAGCATGGACCGGGGATTAAACGCGCATTTACCTACAAAGCGTTAAACAAATTGATCCAAGGATCAGCAGCTGACATGACTAAACAGTCTATGTTGGCTCTTTATAAGGAGGGTATTATCCCTCACATACAAATACACGATGAATTAGATATATCTGTGAGTAGCGTCGACCAAGCGGAAAAGATTAGTCAAGTTATGGAATCGGCCGTAGAGTTAAAGGTTCCAAATAAAGTTGATTATGAGCAAGGAGACAATTGGGGTGACATTAAATAGGGATGATATCGCAGAAATAACCCTCGGTATATGCGAAGATTGTGCTAATTACGCCCCCTTCTTAAAAATATCTGATGAAGAAAAAGATAAGGTTTTCAAGTGTTTAACCTGTGGTCATGAGTATAAGCAGCTGGTCAACGGCAAAATACAGTTCCTACATTTAGACAAAAGCTACAAAGATCTAGAAAAGTGAGCCGTCCAATCTGTTTCACAAAAAGGAAAAAAAACAAAAAGAACGACCCACATGAAGGCGATGAGAATACCTATAAAATAAATTAAAATAAACTCTTGTCAAATACTATATTTTACATATATTATCCCATATAATATGTTACCAAAGGAAGAAAAAATGCCTAATGTAGAAAAGTTTAAATCTGTTTCTGTGTCGAAAGACACACACAACAAACTTATTTCTTTAGCAAAAAATAGATTTGAGGTTCCTGTAAGTGTGCAGAAGGTCATTGAATTTTTGTTGGAGCAAGAAATGAAAAACAAAAGGAGAAAAAATAAGTGACTGAAAATATCGCAAGAGTACTAGCAATCAGTGCTGTTACTTTAGTTATGACGTTAATCTTTGTGCTTGGTTGATATGAACCTAGTTGGAGATCATTTAGTAAAAGCTATTTGCCCTCGTTGTAAGGGTAATGGCTTTGTAAAAATTCAAAATAAAGAGTATGATTGTTGTCAATGTGAAAACCAAATGTTTGTTATGCTCCCCGCTAATCAATGCAGAGAAAATGTTGAGGGTGGCACAGAACCAAGATGGATGAAGACCGGCGAAACCATATGAAAGATTTAAAAAAAGCATTGGAGAAAATTGGAGAGGCTTTGAAGAATACGTTGGATGAAGATATGAAACGTATCTGGAGAAACAAATACGATGCCCTTGACAAAAAAATAATAAAGGAGGAGTTGAGTGAAAAAGTTTAAAGAGTTCAGAGAAGAAGAGGAGCAGTACGAAGCTGAGAGCAGGGAGATGCAGAACGATCTCATGGATCATCTGGATAAAGTTTTTTTAAAATACTCCCTAACAGAGAGCAGGCGAATACATCTTATCGTGAAATTTATTTTAGAGTGCTACGCTCCAGCTCATTTGACAAGCGAAGAGACTGAAAGGCTGCGGGATGATGTGGCTGACGACATTGAAAACGGAGAGAGAATAAAAACATACTCCGAAGAAGGTAATGAAACTGGAACTTACCATTGAAAGTTTTATGAAAATAAATAAAATATATGTCTTCTGATAAAAATATAATAGGCGTGAGACAAGAAATTCCAAACAGGATGCCCAGTGCAACTTTCACTTTACCTATCGATGGTAAGAGAGTGGTCGGCATTTTAAACTACAAGATCACCGAAACAGGGATCGTGCCCATGGCTTTCTGGGTCAAGCTCAAACCAACCGATTCATACCTGGACCGGGAGCTCAGAGCGAGCGGTAAGCTGATATCTAGATGTTTACAGAATAATGAATCATTAAAGGATCTTGTTGATACGCTTTCACAAGATAACATCATCGGCCAGATGGCAAACTATTTACACAAAAATATGGAAGAAATCATTGCGGGCAAACAACCTGACAAGAAACAAAGAGAATTGTCAACCGATCCGTATGCGATGAAAGAATAATGGCCCAGGACGGTAAACACATACCATCGAAGAAATTTAAAGATAACTTTGACGGTATATTTCGTAAAAAAAAGAAAGGTAAAAAGAAATAATGTTTAAAAAACCAATACCCTACGATTTGTGGATCAAGCGTTCTGCACACCCACTAGATAAATGGGCACAAATGCAAGAAGATAACATATTGGGGAAGAGATTGATTTACGCACAAAAGACTAAAAATACAAAGAAATGAAAGTAATCAACAAATACGTTTACCCAACGAGCACTCGAGCTGAGATCGAGGGGCTCAGACACTACACCGTGGACGGCGAAGCAAGACCCTTACCCAGCGTAACAACCGTTCTTGGCAAAACCCAACCGAAAGAAAAGCAAGAGAGCTTAGATAGATGGCGCGAAAGAATCGGGTTGCGCGAAGCCGAAAAAATTACAAGAGAAGCGGGGATCAGGGGCACAGCGATGCATAAGTATCTTGAAGATCTAATCCAAGGAGAGCGGTCCATGGACCTAACTGATACGGGACAACAGGCACAGAAGATGGCTGAGGTGATCGTGGACCAGGGATTGAACAGGTGTTCAGAGGTTAATGGTATTGAGGCCGTGTTGTATTATCCAGGGTTATATGCGGGGAGCTGCGATTTGATTGGACAAGTAGACGGTAAATTGAGTATTATCGACTTTAAGCAGACCAATAAGCCAAAGCGCCGGGAGTGGATTGGAGATTACTTTTTACAAATGGCTGCGTATGGCATGGCCCACGATGCGGTTTACGGCACAGCAATTGAACAAGGTGTCATTATGATGTGTTCAAAGGATTGTGTTTATCAAGAATTCTTGATAGAGGGCGAAGAGTATAGGAACGCGAAACACGGCTTTTTGAAGAGGTTAGATGAATTCTACAGTTTGGATAATAACAGCGATGCTGTGGTTCGAGGGGATAGATGAGCCGAGGCATAGCGAATATCACTTGGCATCATTTACAGGGAAGGGTGCATGCCTGGACCACGTTTTCTGGCATAAAGCAGAGCTGGTTGAACAGCTGTATGATGTTCATGTTACAGATGAAGAAGGCAATGATCTCAAAACATGGGCTTTTTATTGTGAGAGCAGGAAGATTGAGCTCGATGAGGTTTAATGGTTGACCTCTCAGGGCTAGGTGTATTCTTTTTTTACGGTGCTATTGTAGTTCTTTTAGCTATTTATATTAGAAAAATATGACTTTTATGCAAAACTTATCAAATATAGACGTTTTTACTATAAGTGGAGATTTGACCCCCCAGTGTTATTTTTTTTTCATTTCTAGAAATAGAGGCGGTAATGGTAAATTTTAGGTTAAGTTGATGTATTTATTAGATAAACACTCTACCATTCATGCTTTGTTCTTTGGTAAACGATGGTAGAGTACACTAGTTTTTCCCAGTTTTTATGCACTTTTCGTGCGAGGGAATTTTTGTTAATTTTTTTTGGAGTGGTAGACCCTAATCTCCACTAATAGTATAAATAGGTATGACAAAGAAAAAATTAAAGTTTTCAGATGCAACCATAGTCCCAGCTAACGGCAGGCCAGAAGAAGTTAAAGTTGGATACAGAACAATCAAAATAAAATATGTGAATCCAAACTTTATTATGGATGATATGACAGACAGCTATGGTGAGTTCCGTGCGCGTGAAGGGGTAATCTATATACAGGATTCTTTAGTGCCACAAGAGCGCTGCAATACTACGTGGCATGAAATTTTACATGCGGTGGTGTATATATTTTCTCTTAACCAAGCTAATGGACCACTTAAAGAAGATGATGCGGAAGAATTGGTAGTAAATACAGTGTCTAATGCAATGATGGGTGTGTACAGAGATAACCCGTGGTTGCTTGATATGCTTAAAAAATATTTAAATGAGATCGATAACTGATGACATTTTAGAATGGTCTGAAAAATATTTAGAACCAAAAAACGAATACCTGGGTAATGTTCCCGTATGTCCATACGCTCGTATGGCAAGATTACAAAATAAATATAGAATACTAGAGTGTAAAAACTTTGTTGATTTTCAAGATCTTATAATTGAGGGTGCAAAGCTAGCTAAAGACCCAGAAATACAAATAGTTATAGTTGGTTGTAGTGACATAGGTTACGAGCCAGAAGAACTAGATTCTGTTATAGATATTTTAAATAGAATATTAGTTCCACAAGACATATATCTTATGGGGTCACACCCTCATGACGAAGAGGAGGACGAGCCTGTTGAGTTTTTAGAAACAGAGGGGTGGCAACCAGACAATGAGTTTATGATGGTGCTCATACAAAAGTTCGATGAATTAGAAAAAGCTAGTGACAATTTACGAAAGACTGGTTATTATGACAAGTGGCCTAAAGATTACTATGAGGGCACAGTTTTAAAACGACAATCCTATAGGAGATATAGAAATGGGTGATACATTAAAAATGGTTATGAAGGACGGGAAGAAAGTTCCTTTCTTTGCAGCAGACGGCAAAGGCAAAATGAAAAGAGGCGGAGCTGTTAAAAAGAAAATTAAAAAGAAAAAGAAAAAAAGAGTTAAAGCTATGGGCGGCGGTTCTATGAAAAAAAGAGTTAAAGCTATGGGCGGCGGCATGATGAAAAAAAGAATGAAGCGTGGCGGTCGCGCTAAGTAATGACTAAACTTTGTCCCAGAGGTAAAGCTGCAGCTAAACGTAAGTTTGATGTGTACCCAAGTGCATATGCAAACGCTTACGCGTCTAAGATATGTGCAGGAAAAATAAAAGATCCCTCTGGGAAAAAAAGAAAAGACTTTCGTGGCAAGAAAGCAAAGGGCGGATTGATGGAAGCTACAGCAAGATTGAAAAGACAAGGTCTTAAAAATGGTGGCTCACCAAAAAGAATTGCAAAGGGCTGCGGTAAAGTTATGAAAAGAAGACCTACAACTTATGTAGCGATGGCATAGCATGGCTAGTCGAAATGGACTAGATAAATGGTTCAAACAAAATTGGGTTGATATAGGGTCTAAGAAAAAAGGCGGCGGCCATAAAAAATGTGGTCGATCAAAACAAAAAGCAGACGCTAAAAGAAAATATCCTAAATGTGTTCCTGCAGCTAAAGCTGCTAAAATGTCAGACAGCCAGAAACGTTCTGCTGTTTCTCGTAAAAGATCAAAAGCACAAGGTGTTGGTGGTAAACCAACAAACGTTGCTACCTTTGCCAAGAAGAGAAAACCAATGGGCATGGGAGGAATAGTGTAGTGTTAAGGAAGAAAAATAAAATTAAAAAAGTCATTAAAGGTTTGACCAAAGCATCCAAGACACATGCGGCGCAAGCCAAAACTTTGAAAGGTGTTCTAAAAAATGGCAAAAGATCCAAAAGTAGGAACAGGTAAAAAACCAAAAGGATCAGGTCGTAGACTTTATACAGATGAAAACCCAAAAGATACAGTTAGTATAAAGTTTGCAACACCTGCAGATGCAAGAGCTACAGTTGCAAAAGTTAAAAAAGTTAGCAAACCATACGCACGTAAAATTCAGACCCACCAAGTCTGGTGCAGGAATGACAGCAAAAGGTGTTGCTGCATACAGACGAGCTAACCCAGGAAGTAAGTTAAAAACAGCAGTGACAGGAAAAGTAAAACCTGGTAGTAAAGATGCGAAGAGACGTAAATCATTTTGTGCACGTAGTGCAGGACAAATGAAAAAGTTTCCAAAGGCAGCTAAAGATCCCAATTCAAGATTGAGGCAAGCAAGGAAGAGGTGGAAATGTTAAAAAATATTATTATAATTGTTGGAATAACCCTATTAATGTTATGGGCTTTTTTAGCAGTAATGGATTCTGCAATGGCAGACGTGACTGGTGCAGGATCAACTACAAATGATCAAGTTACCTCTGGATCATCATCAAGCAACACCGCTATAACAGGAGGGTATCACAGTGAAGCAACAACAAACTATCAGTCAGGATCTTCTCAAACTACAAGTACAACAAACACAACCAACAACAATAACAACTCGTATACAGGTGACACTAGAACTGTGCCTTCAGCATCTGCTCCTGGTATCTCTGCTATGTCTCAAGATTTGTGTACTGTTGGCGTTGG